CGAGCCGATAATCAGCTGGCCGTTCGTCATGGCCGCCGCGACCGCAAAAGCCCCGCCGCTGGTGACCACGATCTCGCATCAGCGAGAGCGGCCCCAGAACCTGTGCCGCCATTGGCGATCGGCAGAACTCCGCTGACTCCGTTCGTCAGGTCAACCTGCTCCCACTGAGGATTATTGCTGGCGCCCTGATTCGAGAGGTAGCGTGACTCGTTGGTATCCTTGGCGAGGACGGAGAAGGTGTCCGTTGCTGAAACGTAGAGAATGTCGCCCTGCGTGAGAGTGGTAATGCCATTAAGACCAACACCTCCCGAGTCGGCCGACATGCCAGAACCCGGCTTAACACCAACCGTGCCGTCGTCATTGACTCGCAGCCCAGTCCCCTCGAGCCAGACCTGGGGCGTTCGGGCAAACCGATCGACAAACTCACGCATCTCCTCAAAGAAGACCCCGCCCTGGGGCGTTGCGTGAATCCGCACAAATCCTTTGATTCCACATGCCATCAGAACTGCCTCGCGAATTTCTGAGACGTTCGGGAAACGGCCGCTTGGACGCGTTCGAGGGCCCAGGTCTGACTATTGGCCGAGTTTGTCAACTTGATGAACATCGCGTGCCCCTTGTGCCGAATCCGGAATGACCGGTTCTTGCCAGAGGTGAATGTTCCGCCGCCACTCGAGGGCGCCGCCAGGGCTTCCTCAGCTGAATCACCAACGTGGATCGTAAACGTCACCGGGCTCGAGGAGTTGTCCAGAACGGCCGAGAGCTCGTTCAATATCAGGGGGATTGACTCGGCATCCTGCAGTGGCCCGATCATGACGTACGAGTTAATCGCCGTGAACGAGGCGTCCGTGTCCTCGTCGGCCGTGCCATCGTAGTCCAGTTTCCTCAGGTAGCCATCCCCGCAGCCAAGCAGCATGACTCGGTCGTTCGGGTCGTCGCCATCGAACATGTGCAGCACGCGAGGGTCGTGCCTGGTGCCGGCAAACTTCCAGGGGAACCAGGCGTCGTTGCGGAGATCGTAGAAGTAGTGAGTTGTCGCAGTGATCAGGTCGCGAGGCGTGAAGGCGATCAGGAAGCCCTGCATCCGATCGTCCCACTCCATCTCAACGATCATGTCCTTGAGGTCGATGTCCGCGAGCCGCTCGTCGATTCGCGTGGACGTGATTCGCTGAGGCAGCCGCTCGCCGGCACCCATGCGATAGAGGCCCCCTCGAGAGCCGATGAACCACATTGACCGGTCGGGGTGAATCGAGAAGCCGCGACCCCAGACGACACCGGTGATATCAGTCAGCATGTCGATGCGACCGCCGCCAGCTGGATTACCCATCATGAGGCCGAGCGAGTGATCCATGCCGAACAGCAGGTAATCGTTGTCCCAGGGCATCAGGGATGTGATGGAATCCTGCGTCTTGCCGGCATCCGAGGCGGAACCAGCAACGGCCTGAGTCTCACAAGTGGTCGCGGGCGAGTAGTCAAAATCGAAGGCGTCCGTCATTGCCGACGCGAACCAGTTGTGCGAGTCGCCAGGAAGCCCGGAAAGCCAGACGCGAGCACCTTGGGAAACCACCAAGCGACAGCGCTGAGTTTCCTGGTTGACCGTTGCTGAGGGGAGTGAACCGGCCGTCAGCGTCCAGGTCGTCATCGCCTTGGTGGACGAGTTGTAATATTTCGTCGATTTGCCATCGGCGTAGAAAATGTTGTTGAAGAATGCCGTTGAGTAGACGCGGGCGGCTGCGACGTTGAGAGCATCTGCCCCACTGGTGACGGCCGTTACGGTGTTCGCATCGCCGTCCGTTTCGTAGACCGACCCGCCGGCCACCGTGATAATCCGACTGTCTCGAGGGGCGTCCTCATCGAGCGAAACGGCGTACCCGGTGTTGATACTGAGCGGCTCGTCCTGGTCAGATTCGGCCGTGTCGTAGGTCCAAGCGACATCAGTGTCATCACCATCGGCCGTGATTGTGGAATTGAGGGCGATGATGTTGTCTCCAGCCGCGGTCACTGCCAGGCGAAATCCTCCGTCTGATGATGCGACAATCCGCTCCCAAGTGACCGTACTGTTCGCATCTTTCTCGTGGTCTTTAGACTGATCTGCCGCATCGTAAACAACCAGCGAGAACCCCGTGCCGAGGACATCACCGCCAACGCAACCGAGCCGATTATTGACCGCGTCGTAGGCGATATCATTGGCCTGAGTCGCTGTGGGGCCCGCAATCGCAAGAGTGATCGGGCTCGACCAGTTCGTTTCGGCCGTTCCACTCGAGGTCCGGTATTCGAGAAACTGGGTGCCTGATCCGGCCGAGTCGTCGTAGTTCGTGCCAGAGATGAAGAATGAACCTGCCCCGTCACCCTCGATTCCGTAGCAGTTCATCAGGTCGCTGGCATCCGGGCCACCCGAAACAGTCTGGACCTCGGTCGAGGAGATCACATCACTCGTGACCGGATTAAGGACATCAAGAACCAGTTTTACACTCGCATCGGTGCCGATAACGCCATCGCTAGTAACGACCCCCAGATAACCACCCGAAGCAGCCAGGTAATTTGCATTGTGCGTTTCGAAGACGTCGCCAGTGATATTACCGCCCTTCGAGGCCCAGGCCCCTGAATCAACAGCGGTTCCGTCCGCAACGTAGTACCGGTAAATCGCGTTGTCGTAGGCGCCGGACCCGTTGAAAAGCACAAACAGGTGCGGCCCGATCACGGCCATCCCAGCAACCGGTGGCACCGACGAACTACTGCTGCCGTGAGTGACAGACAGAGCCGAGGTCCACTGGGCCGCACCTGTGACGTCAAACTTCTGGAAATCAACGGTCGTAGCGGTCGAGGACGATCGCGTGCAGACGATGTAGTTGTTGTCCCGATCCCATGTCGACATCTGGTAGAGATGAGCGTCCGTGCCGCCTGAAACGGCCAAGGCGCCGGCTGCACTCATCAGCCCCCAGGCTGCGGAGGCCGGATTGTTGATCACCAGCTGATTGGCACCGCTCGCGGCCGTAAAGTTCGGCCCTGTGATATGATTTGTGTCTTGAATCGGCGAATACGGAACAGCAGCCCCGTCGATCGGCGAGGTAACGTGAAGCTCGGTGGACGGCCTCTGACCGCCTCGGCCGCGGCCCTCAACCGGGTCGATCGCGACGACGTTCAGCAGGTCCGCAGACGTCTGCTGAGGCTGATCTGTGACGGATGAGTATTCGTCAAGACCCCGGATCGGAAACGGCAGGCGGATCGGCTGGGGCGTGCTCATCAAGAAGCTCCAGGAGTTCTGGCATCTTCCCGCACGAGCGGAGATGGCGTGCGAGGGACTGATTGAACGTCGTTTGTAACGAACTAATCGTACCACCGCACTGGCATTTTGCCCAAACGACGTCGCCCGGGTCGTCTGGATCCTCGAAATCCGGGGCCCGGTAGAACAGGGATTTGTAGAGGTCTTGCTGCCCCGGAACGTGACACATCATGACGTGCCGCACGAGGCTGTAGATATTCTGGTGATCGGGCGAGTTACAGTAGGGACAGTCCATCAGGCTCTTTCTGTGTGATCGAAACCCCGTTCGCACTGGCCCAGGCTTCCTCGGCGTGCATTGCGACAACGCCACCCTTCTTGGTCTCAGTGCCTGGCCCTTCCTCTCGCTCGCCGCATCGGCAGTACCAGTACTGGGGAAACCTCGGCTTCCGGCGAGTCTGTAGGATGCCGTCAAGCACCAGGACCATCTTCTTACCGCAACTGCAGTCTTTGGTCCTCATATCACCTCAACCGCGACCTGAATTCCATTGTGATGAATCTGTTTCACCTTGTACCCGTCGAAGACCTGCAGGAACGCATCGACAGCTGGCTTCACTCCCTTGTGGCCGGTGTTCGGCTGAAGACTGTAGTCGTCAATCAGGATGATGCCGCCTGACTGAATCTTCGGCAAGACGTCCAGGCAGTCGCGCAGGCAGTCATCCGCGTTGTGGCCGCCGTCGATGTAGGCGAATGCGAACGACTTGTCGTCCAGGCGGGGAATGACGTTCCGACTGAGATCGCGGTAGTGGCAGACTCGATGAATGGCGTCGATCGACTCGAGGTTCGGCGTAAAGGCCGCTTTCGGGTCCGGATCGATCGTCGTCAAGGTGCTTGAAATGTTGGTGAGGATGTTCTCCAGAAACCAGATCGAACTCCGGCCTTCCCAGACTCCCACCTCGAGTGCGCGGACCGGCTGGCCTCGAAACTTCGCCAGCAACTTCCGCCAGTGTTCCTCGTGCGGTGACACCCAGTTGTCAAAGACGTACTTCGGCTCGGCTCGCGGCTTGCCGTGAATCGGCGTGACAAACCCCTTGGAGAGCTCCTCAGCGATTCCTCGAGGGTACTCGCCTTCGCCTTCCGACTCCCAGACCAGATGCGCGAGATCTTCGGTCCAGAGGGCGTCCAGCCGCTCTGTGCCGGCCCTGTTCTGTGGCGTCATGCAGCGCAGCTTGTGAACGTCGAACTTCTCGCCCAGGCGGATGAGGGTTGCCTCGAGGTCCGCGAAGAGCCGGTTCGTCCGCAGAATGTACGGCCGCTTGGCGCTGCCGAGCATGTGCCGGATGTACCAGCCGTAATGGCCCTTCATCGCCGTCGTGACATGCTGAATCCACTCCGCGAAATCCGGCCGGTAATTCTCGTCCGAGATGATGCCGGCCCCGTGGTCCGGATGCCGCGTCTTGTGACACCACTGGGACTGATACCAGCCGAGCGTGTCCCGAACGCTCGCGAAGACGTGCCGGTCGCCGATCTCGCCTTTGAGCCAGGCGTACGGGGAGTGTCGGCGCTGCACGGGATCCAGCTGCCCCGGGTCGCCAGTCTCACCTTCCGCAAGTCCCAATGCCTCACAAGCCTTCCGGACCGAAGTCCCACCCGTCTTGGCCAGGTGAATGAACACCGACCGAGGGAGAATCAAACCCATCAAACCGCCTCCAGCTTCTTACCCTCCAGTTTGCGCCAGTGTTTGCACTTCACGGCCCAGTCAGTGGCCATAATCCACCGATCGGTTTGAAGCAAATCCCAGCCCCAAGCCAGGTCCTGACCCATCACCCCAAGAAATTCCACCGAGCCCATCGCCACCTGTTCGATCGCGGCCGTGCGGGTCAACCAGCAGCCCATGTGGCCGCCGCCAACCTGCTCGACGCCGAACTTCTTCTCCGGCACCAGTTCGAGCACGATTGACTCGGGCTCGAGGTTACCGTCGCCGAGAAGGCGGTGGACGTGATAATTCATTGCGACCGGCTTGCCCGAGCTGGTGTAGCCTGGCCGCCGATCGTTGCAGTGGCCGATTGCCGTGGCGACCTGCGGATTGAGGTCGAGCACCGAATTCAGATGCTTCCAGGTATTCGCCGGCAGGCCGATGTCGTCTTCCAGATTGAAGACCTTGCGGATTTGCCGCGGAACGTGATTCTCGTAGATCACCCGGTAGACCTGAGCACAGCGATTGGCGATGTATTGCCAGGTCTCAATCTTCGGATGCGTGTCGAGAGTCGCCGGGGCGTTGAGGTCTTCAATTAGCGTGAACGAATCGAAGTGCTCATGCAGGGCCTTGCGGAGTTTCTTCTGGAACTCTGGATCCCGCGAGTTGTCGTAGAAGACCGCGTGTGCGTCCTCGGTCGGCAACTTCTTCAGCGAGGCCAGGTACTTGGGCCAGGCGTAATCCTTGCCCGTGAACGGCGAGACGAGCGTGAACTTCTTGCGGTTCAGATGCAGGTCTTCGTCAATCGTCCGGATGAGCGTATGGTCGATTTCCGGCAACGTCTCCAGGATAGCGTCCATCTCTTCTCGAGACGCGCTGACTCCTGAGGTTCCAGAGAGACCGTATTTCGCTTTGGGAGGCATGGATCAATAGTAGAGGGCGTTAATCGTGCCCTTCTGAGAGGCAACGGCTGAGAGCGTGATTGTGACAGTCGCGCCCTTGGCTCCGACGAAGAGCGGCTCCTGGGCGTAACCGATCGGGCCTGGGCCGTCACGAGTCACATGAATCTTGAACGTGTCTGTGCCGTCCGTGATCGTGAGAATCCCGTCTGTATCACCATCGTATGACCAGGTGATGCCCGCGATACAGTGGTACTGATCAGAGACACCTGTGATCGTAATAACGGCCGCGGTGTTGTCCGCATCCGGATCGTGGTACGCGTTCCTGCGTTTGTCGGTGGTTGAGCCGGGCGATCGCATGACTAATCCTCAACGATCATGTATTCGAGATTGATGGTCGCCGTGTTCGCTTTCGCGTACGGCTGGGCAGTCAGGCGAACTGGACCGGCTGACTCGAGCGCCTTGATGCGAATCGAGTTTGTGTCGCCGGACGCCAGGTAGATATCAACGTAGTTCGTCGCGTCCTTGTTGAAGAACGCAACGAGCCCGGGCATCGTGAGTTCGCCAATGTCGATGGCTTCCTCACTCGTCCCGATATTCTGAACATGCTTCACAACCTGCTTGTTCGTTGACGTAGGCCGAAACGGGCCATGGTCAAGCGAGACTTTCGTCTGACCATCGTCGAACTCAAGCAGGCCGTGAGCTCTGATCTCTTCAGTCATGATCAGCCGGTAGTGACAGGATCGAAGTCAGCAGATGTGTTGCTGCCTTCATTGACGTAAAGACTGGTTCCGTCGCCGCCGTCCGTGTGGAGGAAGAGGCATCCAGTTGCGTAACCAGTTGCAGCATCGGCCGGGACCGTTGTGCCGTACGCGACGATGATGCCCGTGCCCGGAATATCGACGATGATTCCGTTTTCGGCGTGCAGGACAAGGGGTTTCGACATGACTTGCTCCTGTTACGACCCGCTGTTGTAGGTCACCAGGTCTTGATTGATGAACCGGCCGTTGTCTCGGATCGCTCCGGGCCAGCCGCGTTTTTTGTTGAGGTTCTTGCCGAGAATCTGCGGTCGATGGTGAGTATTGTCTCTTTCGACCGCCTTGGCCAGTTCCATTTCGAAATCGGCTCGAGCGGCCGGGTTCAGAATCATCGCCATCGAGGCCAGCATCGCCTCGGCCATCATGCGGCCACCATACCCGTAGGGGTGTTCCTCGTCCAGATCGCGAGGATTGACATCGTACTCGCCATGCAGCGTGTAGTTGCCGTCCGGTTTTGGCCAGAACATGAGCTCGGGCACCTGAATCGCGTTGCCCTTAGTGTCGGACCATCGTTCGGCGTACATGTTCGGGTAGGAACTGACGTCGGTATTGAGGGCCCGGTTCTCGTAAATGATGCCTGGCGAGACCTTGCGGATTTCCTGATAGCCTGAGTCTGTCGAGTCGTAAGACAGCTTGCCGTGAATGCCGCCGAACTCCTCGCCCATCGGGTAGTCCTGGACGCTGGTGCGGATCGACAAAGCGAACTTAACTCGAAGGAACGACCAGTTGTTGCTGTTGTAGAACTTGAGGGCCCCGCGATTGATGGCCCCGAACATCTCCTCGATTTGCCCGGGAGTCCAGGCGTCCGGATCGGCCGAGTAGCCAGGCGTGATGCGGCCCAGCTGGGTTTGAAACCAGCGGTATTCGCCGACATTCGCTCGCTTGCGGGGGTAGGCTCGACCGGTCATTCGAGGGCCCATGTCCGTTTGGCGGCCTGATCGGTGTTGATCGACGCGGCCAGCAGTTCGGGATAACGCGCGGCGTACATGCCTGGCTCCTGATCGACATCCTGCTCAGCCAGCATCTGGCAGCAAGCAAGGAGTGTTTCGGCGTGCATCGCCCCACAAATGGGGTACAGGTTCGTAGGTGACAGTTTGTCTGGAACGACCCGGTACAGGTAGTTCACAGTGTAGCTGGCATCCGGCGTTGGATCAAAAAGTGCCTCGAAGCGGCGGCCGGTTGCGGATGCGAATGTCGTCTCACGGAAAGCCACGTACTCGGGCTTGCCTTCGTCGGCATTTGCCTGACGTTTGGAGAGTAGCTCGGCGTCCGTGATGACCTCGATGCGGCCCTTACCGGATCCCGCGCTGTAGACCAACGAATCCTCGATGAAACCGCCAAAGTTGTCTGGGAGAGCGAGATCGGCATCTGAGGCTGACAGGTTGAAGGTCGCGTGGTCGTTCAGCCAGGTCCAGTGGTAGTGCTGACCGTCGTTGGCGGTCGGGTCGAGCGGATAGCAGAACTGCCGATAGGCCCGGTCGATAATGTCCTGAATCTTCTGCATCTCTTCGACGCGGCCGTCATCATTCGAGGTGGACTGAATGACGATGTATGCCTTGCCGCTAACTCCAGAGACTGACGTGTCGACGAGTGTCGCAGCGGTTGAGCTGGTGCGAAAGTCGACGGCGTAGATATTGCCCGTGTCAACGACCATGACCGATCGGCCGGTTCCAGTCGTGGTGCCCGAGGACATCCACGAGGGAAACCCGGTGCCACCGCTCGACAGAGTGATGACACCAGATGTAATCGCGACCGTGCCGGTTGAGAACGTCAGCCCCATACCGAGCTGGCGAGCCATGTACCGAACGAGGTCGAAGTACGACAGAGAGAGTCCGGGCTCAGCCAAAGGTCACCTCTCAGGAGAGCTGGAATTCCAGCAGCTTAACATCTGCTTCCGGGATCGCTCGGTACTTGCCGTCTTCCTGATCTTCGCCCTGAATCCAGAGTTTGCCTTCCTGCGCGCCACCAGGCTTTTTGACGAATTCGCCAGCCATCCGCTTGCCGTTCAGCTTGAAAGTGACCTCGGTGCCAGGTACGACCGAGCCCCAGTCAGTGGGGGCATTTGCAGCTGCCTCTGCTTCAGCACGCTTTGCAGCGAGATCGGCCTGAGCACGGCGGAATTCCGCCTCTTCGCGATCGCGAGCTTCCTCGGCCAGTCGCTGCTTCTCGGCTTCAATCGCCCGCTGTTCCTCGAGCCAGGCGTCACTCTCTTCGTGAACCCACTCGGAAACGATGTACGCGATAACCGATGAGGAGAGCTGTTTTCGGTTTCCTTTGCATGCCGTGGCGACCCGGACGATCCGCTCGGCAAGCGGCGGCGGGATCGGGTACGACTCTTCAACACCGAGACACGCGCGGACCATTCTGGCCATCGATCGGATGCTGACTTCACTTCGCTGCTTGAACGGATTCTTCGTTGGGGTCGGGGGCATGAGAGCTCCTCTTCGGGTGACGGGTGAAAATATGGATAAAGCCAGGCACCTCCGGTGGACTGGAGGTGCCTGGCAAAGCGTAGGCCTGGGGTGAGGCCAAAGTCTGCGGGCTACTTGCCCTGTGACTTCTTGACTTTGTTGGCCAGCTTGTTGGCCATCGACTTACTCTTGTCCTTGGACGTTTTGTCCATGGTGCATTTCTTGCTTTCTTTGGCCATCAGACTGGCTCCTTAAAATTTGCGGACTGTTTCTTCAATTCAGCAGGGGCGAGTTGAAATTTCAGATCAAACGATCTGAGCGACTCGGAACCACTGGAGGTGAGCTTTGACTTCGGCGGCTGATCCGACCTTGA